GGGGTAACGATGCCTTGATCGTCCCCGGGTGCAGAAATTCTTTTGATGGCGCATTCAGTCTTAGTGAAAGCGCTTCGCCGGCAAACATCATAATCACCATCGGAATTCGGTTCATTGAGAGCTTGTTCTAATTGTTCACGTTTCTTCAGAGGGTAACGAGCCAACCAGGTTTCGATAGGTGTTGACATAACGGGACCAATATCGCCATACAAGCGCGTCATCTCGGCATGACCCACAGTAGCCCACCAATCGGTCTGCTCAGGCGCTCGCTCGCAAATGCCACGATTACAAACCGCAACAAGATCATTATGAATGCAGTGTTTGGCTATAACTGGCTGGTGGTTACGGATGCCCAATCCGATGAGGAACGGCCCCTGAACTGGCTGGCATTCGACAAGCTGCGGTTCCACGCATACTTTGTCACTCTTACGCACGGAAAACTTGGCTCCTTCGCGGGGTTCGACTAATGTTCGATCACGGGCGCAGTAAGCCCACAACACTGGGGCTAAAGGTTCTTTCTCAGTAAAGAAATCGCTAACGAGATAAGTTATCAAATAAACAACAGCGAACAAAAGATAATTGGTTATGAAAGAACCAGGCTGCATCACGACCGTTGTCTTAGATTTTGAAAAGAATTTAGTGCACCAATCGTTGAAGCGGGGGAAATAACGGCTAAAAACAAAACTAGTAAGATAGACGGCCAAAACCCTTATCGTCTTGCCTGCCAAACTAGGGTACTTGGCCGCAGGAGTGTGGAGATCGCTATAATGGGCGTAGTCGCGGCCGCGCTTATACAAGTGTGCCAAACCGCGGGCGCGCGCGCCTTCGTAGGTTACAGAACCTGCGGCTATTGGCATATACCTCAAGTCGATGCATGCGGCCCGCTTGAACGAGGCTAAAAGAGCGAGGCGCGCACGCCTAAAAGGGTGGAACTTGACCAAGTTCGGGATAGCGACGGCAGCCAACGACACGGCGCGGATCGATGAGTGCCATGGGCCCGGAAGAAAAGGTAATACAATATTCTGCAACGTATCAACAATTGGGTGGCGTATTAAACGCAAAATGGCACTCTCGCGACGCGATTCCACAAACCGATTCATAACCCCGAAAGTGTTGAGCCAGGTGACAATAGAACTTGCCAACTTGGCTTTGACCAACATGGTAAAGGCGACAGACGACACAGCGGCACCTACAGCGGCGGCCGGCTTAACCAAAGCCTGGTGGCGGTGAAGAAAACGCCGTAAAGCCACAAGGAGCCTGGGTGGATCGGGTGCATAGGGTTCGGCGATTTTAGTGTTATACTCGAGGATCGCTGTGGTCGGCTTGAGCTCAGTTAGGGCAGTTATCTCATTGCCCATATTACGATAAATGCCCAGGGCCACCATGTAGGCTACACAATCAGCCCGCTCGCATTCATTAAGTTTAGTGGCGCGCAGCCATTGCTTTGCCAAATTATTGGCATCGCGTTGGAACGTGGCATTGCGTTCGCGCCCCGTGGCCCACAGGCTAATGTGTCCAATGCCTTCTTTTGGCACGTATATATAACGATCTTCGACACGACAACATAACGAATCACCAGCGGAATATAATTGGGTTACCCTACCCAGAACGGCTTGAGTGGTGACGTCAACAATGTCCTTAATGTTCTTGATGGGCGCGACGTCGCCATAAAAGGTATCAACGAAAGGGTCCCGGGGTTTAGCTTCAGCACGGGGAAGTTCGGTTAAATAAAATTTGAACAAATACGAATCGGCAGCAACGGCTAAAACTTTCCAGGTCAAATGGGCTCCGCGTCGTATCTTGACACTGCGGCCCCACAACCAGTCGGTGTTCTCGCGGCAACGGCGCACGCTATCACGCCCGGACGTTAGCCAAACCACATCCGCAATGCGCTCGTACGTTATTTCGGGTTTGCACTGCGGCAAAGTGAACAGCCCACCTCGTTGGCCTTCATAACAGCAATGGACACTATACACCAGCGCTCCGTTCTCCAGGAATTCGGCTATCTGTACTGGGTGATAGCGGTGGATATCATCAACAATAATATAGGCGGTGGCGTCCTCGCATAAATCACAAACAAGCGATGGGCCACAAGAACAATCATTGTTGGAAACGCCTAAATCGTCGGTACTAACCTTATGGTGGCGTTGGTGAACACGAAGTATTTTCTGACGACCAATAGTCACAAACTTAATGCCGTTACTCGACAAAGAGTCGATTGTCCGTGTATCGCGCCAATCGAGACAGCCAGGATCTTCATCGTCGTCACTAGCTGAGCAATGGTCGAAAGTGGAATCCACTGCCGCATCGGGAGCGGCGACAACGGCTAGGGCGGCAGCTGCCAACGAATCAGTCTCTCCAGACCTGACTAGTTCATCTATAGCAATAAAGGTGTTGGTCGTGGAAGGGTCTTTGCCTTCACCATCCTGGCAAAGAGTTGCTGCGGTGACTGTTGATACGATGGGAACTTTATCCTTCTTAACCCCCGTGTCGTTGTCCATATCAACATCATCGTCATCACTACTTTCAGAATCATCAACACTATCAGGCCCATGGTAATAGGTTGCGCAATCTATCATTGCAGCCACAGCCAGGTAATGTTGGCACATATTGCGAAAGTGGGTGCCGGTGTGGTACTCAAAGTGCGTACCATGCTCCACCCACCGTGCTGCCGGCAATTGTTCGGC